GCTTCTTCGTCTTCTTCATCATAAAATTCATCATCTTCTAATTCGTCTTCGACTTCATTCTGAATCTTTTGTGAAAGCATTTGATTTAGTCTTGGAGTAAAGGCTTCTTGTAAAGCTACTTTGGCGTTTTCCAACGCGGTCTCACGAACTGCTTTTGCATCTGCGATTGCATTTTTCAAAAGGTCGTCCATTTTAATTCTCCAAATTAAAGGATTCTATTGTTATTTAGGAACAATAATACTGAACTATCTTCAGTACACCATATCAGGACTTACCAGGCATGGTAAAATGGTGTATTTGATTTTTATATAAATATCAGCTAAAAAAGTAAAACGTTCAAACCCCCTTCAGGTTTTTTCCCGTTCCATTCTTAACTTATCATATTTAATTCTAAGTTTTGCCTTAGATTTTTTGAGTCTTTTTATATGAGAAGGCTTCTTATAGAACTCCCTTTCTCTCAATTCGAGTAATAACCCAGACTCTTTTACTTTTTTCTTAAACTTTCGTAGAGCGAACTCTATCTTATTATCTCTTACATCTACCTTTATTGCCATATAAAACCTACTTTTCTTTTTTTAACTAAGTTCGTAATCTCCATAGTCATCTGATAGTTTCATTTTTAGTGCATCAGCTAAATCTTCGAGTGACGTATGAAAATTCTCATCATCATCTGTTCTCATTCCAGCTGTTATTTTAAAACCAACAACGTTTTTACCCTCAATGTCTGCTAACATACCTTGTTTCGTACCATCTAAGTAAAATACCTTACCTTTCATCTTACCAAACTTTTTAAGTTTACTAATTGGTATTTCTTTTCCTAAAAATATATCAGTTGATTCTGATAATTGTGTTTTGAATAATCTTTCGTAATTTTCTTTTAAAAAATGTTTTGTCATTATGAATTTTTCCAGTTTTTATCTACCCAATTAAAGAAATCTTTCTTATCTTCATCACTAAGTTCATCTGGTGAATCAACACCAAACTTCTTCATAGCCGCTTGAAAGAATTTCTGATATGCTTCTTTGTCACCACTCTCTGGTTTATCTAAGTCTTTTACATCAGCTTCACTTAAAGTATTAGAATCCTCTATTTCGTAATATCTACTTAAAATGTTACCCATATCTTCATAAAGAGTTTCCATTCTACGTTGCATTAAATTTGATTCTTTCGCAGCTTTAACAAATTGAGTAGCTAAACCACCAAGTTCTTTCATATTTCGTTTTACCGACACTCTATCAAACCAATCATCAGTTTCATTCATAGTATGAATCTTTGCAGACTCAACAATTTCTGATAGTTTAAGAGCTATGTCTTTTAAATTTGTTTCTCTATAAATATCTTTACCTATATGACCATAATTCTTAACGTCTTCAAGAAAACGATTAACATTAATAGTTGCTTCTGATTCAGACCAAGACTCTGGGTTTCCTTCCTTGACCAAGGACGATAATTTAATACCAGAACCACGAACTTCGTCATTCACCTTAAATGGCTTTCCAGTGACTACACCACCTGCCATAAAAAATTCTTTTAATACTTTCTTTTTCATTGTAAATCCCCTATTTTTTGGGTTGTTCTTTTCCTTCTTCACCCTTTGGGTCAGTACCAACTGACTTGGCTCGTTTTAATCTCTCATCTCTTTTGGCTTGTATATCAGACCGAACATTATTCATCTTATTTTCATCATTATTGAACGCCGCCGTAACAAATTCCCACTTTAATGAGTATTCTTCTTTTCTTATTTCTAAATCTTCTATTAAATTTTGTAATGCAACATAATTTTTATCACCAGCTTTTGTTTGTGATTGTAATGCACCCAATCTTTTTATCTCATCATCTATTGCTTTATTATATGTAGCTTTAGCATTAGATTGGTTATTGATATATGTTGCAGAAACTTTAGTGTATCCAACTCTACCACCAGTTGCACGTCTTTCTTGGTCTTCTTTACCCCTAATAGCCGCTAAACTATCTATATTAGCACTAACAGATTTTGTTTTAGTTTGTTGTTTCTGATATTTGGATTTAGGTACAATAAATTTATCACCACTCAACAAAGCTTGATGTCTCCATCCATCTATATCAGAACTTGTTATTCCTTTCGAAACCTTGGTTGCTAAGTCAAATAAACCTTTATCTTGTTTTCTTTGACCTGTTTCACCACCAGCTACTTTAGAGTAATCTTGAACGGGATGACCACCTTTGGAAACTGGTGCTTCCATAAGTTCACGAATACATTCTTTAATTATTTTTCTAATATCAGTTTGGTTCATTATTTTTTTACCTTTATTTTGATGGTTGCCAGAAGCCGTCTCGCATTGATTCGGCAGGTGGTATATTAGACCACATCCATTCATGGTCTCTTGCTCCTTTAGGTATGGTAGCTTGATAAGTTTGTTTTCCATCGGTAACTTTATCACCTTCTCTCACTTTGATACCTCTTTCCCATTCTTGAGTTCTTCCACCCGGGTCTTCTCCGACAGACTTAGCTCTCTTCTTTATTGTATCTCTTTTAGATTCTATATTTGTACGAGCGTTATTCATAGCAGTTGTATTACCATTATAAGCCGCTGTCGCGAAATCCCATCTTAATGCATATTCTTCTTTTTTATATCCTAAATCATCAATTAAATTTTGTATAGCTACATAAGTTTTTTCAATTGTCTGACCACCACCTTTTATATAAGCAGCTTGAAGAGTTTGTAGAGCCGTAATCTCAGCATTTATTGCCGAGTTATAAGCACTTTTAGCAGCAGACTTTTGGTTGATGTAAGAAGCACTCACCTTCATTTTAGCACCACCTAATGCGGTTGACCTTCCACCTTGGGATTTTCTTTTAACATCATCAGACGCACGTATTGAAGCTAGATTGTCAAGTGTACCACTAACAGCTTTTTGTTTAGTTCCTCTACCACCTGGAGTTCTTGTACCTTGGTATTTAGATTTTCCGATAATTGCTCTCTTATCAGTTAATGCATCCGTTCTCCAAGCATCAATTTTACCTAAGTTCTGACCTTTTATTATAGACGCTAGTGCAGAAGCTTTAGTAGTTCTAAACGATTTTCTTGACCCAACATTTCCACCTTTCCAACCTCTTTCTGAACCTGCTCTTTCACCAGCATCACCACCTAATGAAGTATAAGACCGTAATGTATATCCACCTTTAGATATTCCACCAGGTAGAGCTGGTGAAGCCCCACCAGCAGATTTGGAACCAGGAGCTTTACCTTTTCCTTCTAAAATTTCACCTATCATTTGTTTTATCATATATTTAAATTGAGATTTTTTCATTTTACTTTCTCCAAAAATTTGTTTATAATTATTATCTGGATTTATATATTTAATTCCAGCTCCACTTTGTTGTGTACTATCAACTTTATGTTTTTTCATCTTTGATGGAACACTTGTCATTCCATTTCCAATTTGTTTTTCAAGAACTTCTTCTTCATAGTCTTCATATACACTCTTAATTCTTTTAGGTTTTATTGCACTACCTTGTACTTTTGCTTTAGCTTTTTCTTCTACTTCATTAGCCAATTTAGCATTTTTGTTTGGGAAGTATCCTCTTCCATCAAACTTATCACCCTTTTTACCAGAAAAACTATTGGCTTCTTTAGAAACTTGAACCAACGTCTTCCATTTTTTAGACTTTTCCATTATATATAAATATTAGATTACTTAAAAAAGTCTTCGTTCATAGTATAAAGTCTTTTGTGTTTGTTTCCAACCACCAACTGTATCACCTTTTCTATTTCTAAAATACCAAATACCAGGTTTGGTTAAATCGTCAACAACTGATTTCCACTTGACTTTTAATTGTTTTAACATCTTTTTAGCATCTTTTAAAGATGGTATATTGATTATAAATTTCTTTGGCATATTCTTATCCATTGGTTTAGACGGGCCTCCACCTCCGAACCAACTTGATGTACCTCTACCCCAAGCTTCAAGAAATAATGGGTCTGGTATCTCCAAAAACTCATAAACAATATTACGAACATCACTTGGAAATCGTGTATCTTGTCCAAAAGATTCAATATTACTTCTAAATACAGTTGCAGAATCACCAGTACCCAAATTTAAAGCATTTATAACAATCTCATCCTTATCTTTATGTAATAAAACTGTATATAAAGAATTATATGTGTGACCACCACCATCATCTCTTTTAAAAAATGTTCTACCAATGACAACATATGATTTATCATAACCAGATTGTTGAATAGTGTTAGATACATCTCCGGCAACACTACCAACAAAGTCACCACCAACTACAGCCCCAGTATCAGCTTCTAATAGTATTTCTTTTACTATCTTTTCTACTTCTGAACGCATCCTTTTGGATATCTCTATAGCTTTTAATTGTTTCAACGCTTTTTCCTTTGAATCATGTGTTCCAAGTCGTTTCCCGCCTTTTTTAGGATAGACTGCCCACTTACTACCAATCTTTTTAATCATTTTCTTTTCAATTTTTTATTTGGTGAATATCTACGAAAACCATCTCTAACTTTTCTCCATAACATTTTCATAAAAGGTCTTTCACCCTCATGTGTTCTATTTAATGGACCAGTATCAATTCCTCTTACAATATCCATAGCATCATATCTACCACCCTTTACACCATCCATCATTATTTTAATTATTTGTTGAGATGCTTTACCTAAAATTTTTGACATTTTCGTAATATCTTGATTTAAAATTTGTTGTGCTTCTGGTGAACTAAAAGCCGCTTCATTTATGGATTCAAGTGATAACCAACCTTTTTCATTAGCTAAATGCCAAGTTTCTTTTGTAAATCGTTCTTTTCTATTACCTGGTGCTACAAACAAATAACTTGTTCCTGATGGGTCACCTTTTACTTTATGTCCTACTGATATATCTTTTAATGTGTATAATCTACGAGGGTCATTTTGAAATCTTATTTTAAGTCTGTTAATATCTTTCTTTTGTGGAAGAAGTGTTGTTTTGAATTTACCTTCATTTACGGATTCGTTATATCTTTTATCACTTAACATATCCTTCATTAACTTTGATTTGGCAATTATGTAATCCAATTCTGTTTCTATAACATCATCATTTTTTTGTTGGATACCTTTTACTAAATCTTTTACTGAACCTGCAAGATATCTTGCTTGACCTTTTAATTCAGCAAATCCTTGTTTACTCAAATCTTCCTTTACTTGAAATGGTGGTCTATCTTTATCAGTATAAACTTTACCTTGAACTATATCTTTTAATTTCATTAATCTCTCTTGTAAGGAACTACTTTATTTAAAAATTCTTTTCTTTTAGTACATCCACCACATTCTTTAATTGTACCACGAGATACTGTATTGATAGCTCGTGCAATTGTATCACCGAGACCTCTATCAATTTTTTTTATAGCATTATTTTCTTTATTTGTAAAATTTTTCATTTTATAGATTCATACTTTGTCGTTTTTTCATAGACTTCGCTCGTTTCTTTAAAATCTTACCCATTTTAGCTTTCATAGCCTTTGCACGTTTTCTAGCGGCTTTTTTTCCAATTTTTACATCTTTAGCAGTCTGTTTTTTACATTTTCTTCCACTACTATCTACTTTAAATCCTGGTGGACATTGTAATTTTTTAACTCTTTTACCCTTTTTAATTTTTATAACCCATTGTCCAACTTCTGTTAAACTTTCATCCTTTGAAACTACATCAACGTCAAATTGATATTCTTCTTTGACGTACTTCTTTATAAATTTGTAATTTTTTATAAGTAATCTAGCATTCTCATCTAAATCTTCAAACGCATTACGAACAACTTCTTGGTTTAATTCATTTTCTTCTGGTGTTTTTTTAGGGTCATCAGGTTTCATGATGAAATCCATATACTTTGGCATATTAGTTAAGGTAGGAATAAGATTTTGTGCCGCACCAGTCATTCCAGCAATCAAACCTTCAAGAGTTTCATCTCCATCACCCTCATTTAATTGTTCAATTCGGAAATTCTTCCATTTTTTCCACATATTATGATTCATATTTAAATACCACTTAATATATCAGAAATTATAGATTCGGTTTTACACCACTTATCACAAATAGTTCCATCTTCCCTTACATCTTCTCTATTAACACTTTCGTTCATTGGATGCATAAACGCACCATGTGTAGATGGATTGGATACGAAATCAAAAGCTATCAATTCAAAGTCTTTTTGTACTTCTACTGTATCATCATCTTTACTTTCTGATACTGAACCCATACCGCGGGAAGAAATACCAAGTTTAATACCAGCTTTAAATAGTTCTTTTAATATATTTCCAGCAGGTGTTGTTAAAACTTCAATCTTACCAAGTAGATTGTCTCCTTCCCACCACATATCTCTTACATTGTGAGAAACATTCTTTAAATTAACAACCGAAGACTCTGGATGGTCAAGTTCTCCCATCGCTCGAGCTTCCTTTACAAATTCTTTTGTATATTTTGTAGATTCTCTCATTAAAATCTCTTTTGGATATACTCTTCCATTTTGATTCTTTGAGTTAGCTCTTTGTAGTACACCACTAACAATCAATTTACCAGAATTATCTGTAATTGATTCGTTTATATGTTGTGATGATACTTCAAAAAGTAAAGTATCTATTAAAAGTGATTTCGTCATTTTCTAACTCCTTATTTCATAAAATCAAATTCTTTATTATTAAATTGAGTTTCAAACTCTTCGGCATAATCTTTTGCCAACACTAACCTATCCTTCTTAGTAAACATATCACGAGCACTACCTCCGTAATTTTTAGCATATGATTTAGCACCATCGTCAACTAAGTATTTAAAAGCTTTAACAGCTAATTTAGGATTAAATTTATTCCTTTTCTTAAATTTAGATAAATTTTTAAGAATAGGTATATATCTTGACTTATAAATTTTAGCATCATTATCAATAAACAATCTTAATTCTCTAGCTTCGTCTGATAGTCTCTCCTTTAATATACCACTTCTGTCTAACTTCTTTAATTCTTCATAAACCATTTGTTTTAAAGTAATTATAGACTCATTTTTCTTCTTTTCATCAATTTTCTGAAGTAAGAATCCTTTTGCAAGTTTTTTCTCTCTTACAAATTCGGTATCTCCGTATTTTCTTCTTAGAGTAACGGGTAATTCTACATTACCACCATGATTGATAAAATGAGCAACTCTTTTTGCATCAACTTTATAAATTTTTCTCCACTTATTTTCTGGAAGATTGTTTAACCAACGATGTACTTCTTTTATTTTAAATCGTTTCAAAGTTAACTCCTACTTTTAAGAATTTCTTCTCTCATTTCATTCAATGATTTTATCAACCCATCAAGAAATTTTAAAGTTTCCACTTTACTTGGTTCTTGACCTCTAACTTTAGTTTTTTCAATGACCCATCTTCTTTTTAATTTAAATAAACTTCTTAATCTATTCAAAAAAGTGGGGCCATTACTATCCCACTGTATCGGCATAATAGATTCAAGAAACTCTTCTCAAATTTGGGTCAATAGCCAACATATATCCTAAGACTGTTGGTTGTTTATGACCACCACCATATCCAGCTTTCTTCTTTTTCTTCTTCTTACTTACCCAATATGGTGTTGTTGGTGGCCCTTCCCCACCATCTATGTTAGCAGAAACTGATGCTTCATCTAAAACATCAAGTATCATCTGCTTCAACAACTCTTTAAGTTGTTGTTCCTTAGTTTTTTGTGATGACATTCTTTACTTCTTTAACTAATTCATAGTATCTCATCAAATTAACAACATCGTCATCTCTAACAATTTTATGATTTGTCATATTCTTAGTTAATTTGGTAGCTTCTTTTAATTTAATGGTTGTAACTTTATCATCAACATTTTTCAACATTGATTTTAGTTCTTTTGTCAATTTATCAACTTCACTATTAATAAATTCTCTTAAAGAATTAGTATTAGAAACATTTTCTATATATTTTTTCAATAAAGCTTTTTGTTGTTCATTTAAAGATGAATATTTTGAATTAAACTTATCAACTAATATACTATAAGATAACAATCTCATATCTTTTTCTTGTTGTTTATAAGTTTCAATAATTTTATTGGTCTTTACATTCGTTTCAATCTTTTTATTAATAATATGTTCTATTATTTCAAACCTACTTTTAACCTCATCGGTTGGGTCATTCTTATGTATCTCTGTTGTGTATCCAAAAACTTTATATATAGAAGCCAAAAGTTTATAATTTGGTATACGAGAACTAAAAAATTCTGAAATGTCGTATGTATCTTTTATATCTTTAATAAGATTGTACTTTTCTTCTCGTAATTTCTTATTAGATAATTTTTGTCTGGACTTTATTACAGCTTCGACCATTTTTTCAGCTTTATATTCAGTTGGAAATTTTTGAGTAATAATAACATTATAAAGTTGCAACTCTTTCCCCAATTCTGTATTTTCTTTGAAATACTTTTTTAACATCGCTACTGCATGTGACTTTTTACTATTATTAATAATGTCTGCAGTTACTTGTCTGGAAAGTAACTCAAATAATATTCCAGTATTTTTAATTTTTAAATGTTTTATGAATGAACTCATGTTAATTACTCCATTAAATTTTTTATACTATGATACAATTATAAATATTAAAGTATTTTATTTATCGTTATTATCTAAAGTATCTTTTACTTCACGTTTATACTCTTCATCTAAAGCAGTGGTTTCTTTCAATAATTGTAAACCACTATTTCCCAGTGACTTTTTTAGTTTATCTAAATGTGCTAAAGCTAAAGTACTAGCTCCCTTCTTCATATCGTGTGCACCAAGTGGGTCTCTTCCTCTAGCCGAACCATCTTTGCCAAATTTTGGTGGTCTCTTTGGCCTACCAGCACCTTCCCATCCACCTTCTGGACTTCCACCTTCTGGCCCAAGTTCTGTTCCTGTTCTAGCCATACTATCACCAAAATCATCTTCACCAAAATCATCCTCACCTGAACTACCTTCCGCTGCTGGGTCTGCACCTTCTTGTTCAATTGACTCGTATCTGAACATTCTTTTTTGGTCATCAACTAATTGTTCTCTTACCTTTTTCTTTTCTTGAGCTGTAAATCCAAAAATTTCATCATACATAAATTCAGTTGGTAACAACTTATTATCTTTCATATTAGCCGCTAAATCTATTTTTGTAGACCACAATTCAAGTTTTTCTTGTTCATATATCATTGATGGATTAGTTAGACCCAACTCAAAATTTACAAGGTCTGCATCTTGGTAACCTTGTGCATATAAATGAATTATACCAATTTTAGTTAACTCACTAACAACAATTCTTTGTACTCTTTCAATAGTACGAGCAAACCTAACGTCTTCAGCGGCCAAAGTTGCTTTCGCATTAACCTCTTCTTCATATCCCAAGAAAGCTTTCGGTATCTTTAGTGCGGCCAACATTTTGTTTCTTAAATATTCGATATCTTCCACAGCTTCAAATGTCAATCCAGCGGCCGTATCAATCTCCGTACCACTATCACCACCACGAACTGGTAAGAAAAAATCTTCTGTTATATTTTGGACATTATACTTTAAATTGTAATCACCAGTATCTTTATCAATAACTGGAGCTTTCTTCATTTTATTAATGATTCGTTGCATATAGTTATCAACTTCATTTGGTGGTATGTTTCCAATATCAATCTTGAATATTCTCTTTTCTGGTGCTCTCATGATACGATGTATTAACATAGCGTCTTCCATAAGAATTAATTGTTTCCAAGATTTACGAGCTCCTTCAATCATAGACTTTCCATATGGTATCATATTACTATCGGATAATAATCTAAAGTGAGCTACTTCATAATTTTCTAATTCATTATTGTTTGGATTCATTCTAACTGTATGTCTATCTTGTCCATTTTCAATAATGAATTTTACATAATAAGGATTCTCTGGGTCATCACCCTCTGAACGTGTAACATCATATGCAGATAGTGGAACTACATTTGTAACTCCATATTTCTCATGAATATCCAACTTCAAAAAGAAATCACCATATTTACACATATTACGAATCCATGGCCATAAATTAAATTCTATATTCAAAACATCATAATAAAGATTGTGTAAAATATCATGTATATTATCCGAATCTGAACGTATATTTAATATCTCACCATATTCAGACCTCATCGTTGATTCGTCTGCGTATATATCAAGTGCAGATGATAAAATGGAATCATTATCCATTGATTCATAGTCTTGAAATAAACCAACTCGTTGTGAAGATGCTAATGTGTTATTTTTTGTACCCCAACCCATTGGTGACATATTGTTATACAACTTAGTAAACCTATCTGTCATATCTTGGTTTATAGCTTGTACCCTATTGGTGTCAGCTACTTTTAAAGTTCTCCCCCCTGCATGCCTAACAATGACATTTGTGGAAAATAATCTTTTTAATCTAGCTCTTAAACTTTTATCGGCCATTTTATCCTCTTCCTTATATTAACCATTCTAATGATTCTTTACCATCACCAACATCCATTTGCCAACTATCGTTTTTATTGACATCTTCGGTATCATAAACACCTTGATGGGATTGAAAATAATCGAATGAACGTTTTGTAAGTTCTATACCTTCTGCTCTCAATCTTAGAGCCGTATCTCTAACCCACAAACCTATAGCTAAACTCATAACAAGGTCATCATTGTACCCTACCATAGCTTCAGCTCTACTATTCTTATATATAAATACAAACAACTCATCAATTAATCGTTGTGAATTAACGCTTACTGACTTTTCTCTGAAATATTCCTCTAATTTAGCAATAACAAGTGGTCTTGTCTTTGCTGTCATACTAAATCCTGGAACCATGTTCCTATCTTGACTTCTATATCTATTTGTCAATTGTTTTGCTGTATCTACATACATTAAATCTTTTGATGTATAAAATAAATTCGGATATTCTGAATCTATTATGGTTTGTATAGCAGACCAACCAATATTATTGTTTTCCACAATTAATAATGCTTTATTATACTCTGTAGCAACACTTACACACATATTACCAAAATCTTTAGTTCCAATTTTACCTTTATATTCTGCTACTTGTTTCATTGACTCTACATCAATCACATGAAACGCTGAAAAGTCTGTACCATCTCCTCTACTAACATCAGCACTTAACACATAATCTTTAGAATAATCTGGATATTCCCATATCCACATATTAGAATCAAATCCTCTTCTTTCAATTGGTTCTTTTACAAAATTTTCTCTATAATCTTCTATTATAAGACCATCAATTACAGTTTGACCAGAAGTTATAAAACTACAATCACACTCTTGAGCGGCTAACGATGGCCCTAATAATAAATCTTGTTTACTTCTCCACTCTTCTCCTCTTTCTGGGTGTATTGTCCAATGTAATTTTATAAAGTTCCATCCATTTATCCCATCTTCGGCATCCATCCAAGTTCTATGAAACCAATTACCAACACCATTTGGTGTAGATAGTGCAATACATTGACCACCCGTAGATAGTGTTTGTGATGCGGCAGCCCATATTGTATCAATCTTGTCTATAAATGCAGCTTCATCAAGAACTAATAGAGATAGTGCTTCTGAACGACCAGCTTCTTCCGAACTTGCTACAGCTTTAATTTGTGAACCATTTTTATATCTCAAAGATAATTTGTTATCTTCAACACAACTTTGTTTTAACCAAGATGGTAAATTAGCATGCATAACACGAACTTTTGTTACAAGATTTTTAGCAGTATCTTGTTTTGTAGCAATAACAAGAATATTTTTATCTTGATGAAATGTCATTAACCAAAGTGAATATCCAGCTGTTAATGTTGATATACCCAACTGACGTGCTTTTAAAATAACACTAAGTCTATTATCTTTAAAGTCCTCCAATGTTTTTTCTTGAAAATCCCATAATTGAAATGGTATTTTGCCTTTAATTGGATGCTGTATCATACAATACTTCTTTAAAAAGTATACTGGGTCTTTGGCACACTTGACGTATTCAGACCTAACTAATTGTTTTAAGTCTTGTTTATCACTCATTATGCTACTGAACTTGAATACATTGTCTGTACTTTACGTAAATAAGTTTCTGTTTGTGAAATTAAAGATGCGTCACTACCACTTGCATTCAAATTAACAATTTCTGTTTGTAATGAATCTGCAATAGTTGATAGGTACGTAGGATTTCTAAGATTTCCTCTCTTATTATCACTAAGAGTTTGTATCTTTGTCTTTAACTCTGTAATTGAACTTACAGCCATGTTAGTTCTCCTTAGTTTCTATTTTAGATAGTTCTAAATCTATCTTTTCTAATAATTCTTTATAATGTCCTATAGCTTCATCGGCTTGTTCTATAATTTTTTCTTTATTAACATCCCATTTTTCTTTTTCAACGGAATGTCCATCAGGATTAATTTGATTATAAAATGTAACATCTCCTTGATTCTTCCATTCAGTAACATTTTGTAATTGTTCTTCTACAAAAGAACGTTGATTTAATAAAACTTTCTTTTTAGCCCATTCGTGATATGTTCCTTCAATACGAAGTTTATTTTCAATTACAACTTGACAATCAAAACAATGTCCAAATAATCTCCACATTTTATCGTCTAATTTTTTCTTCATTACCTTATCACATTCTGGACAAAACCAAGGTACTCGTGCTTCTGCCATAATATCAGTTAAATGACTCTTCTGGTCACCCTTTTTCTTTTTCTTGATATCTGACATACTTACAAATATTCTTTTTTCTGGTGTACCACCATCTAAAATACTTTGTAACGCTCTGTTTTGTCTTTCTGACTCTTTACTATATCCTGCCATAATTATCCTATATGTACTTTAATAAACCTAAAATTTGATTAACTGGAGCAAAAGTACCAGTATATTTGTATAACTTACCATTAAAAGTAAATGTTATACCTTCTGTTGATGTTATAGTACCAAATCCACCTATTGATTCTAATCTCTTTAATTGTTTTTCTAATTTTTTTATCAAATTTAAATCACCACTACTTTGAACTGCTTTTATAGTGTCTTCTAAATCCTTTTTGATTTTTTGAGCTCCTTCGTCTGGGTTAGCGGTCAACAATTGTGTCATATTTAACATTATCTCTGTGCCAAGTCCTAAGAACAAGTCTTCCCAAGGTGTAATATTTTCTTTAAATTTTGCTTTATGGTCTTCTTTATCAGTAGTTAAAACCCAATCTAAAAATTTTGGAAATTTTTTCATATCCTTTTTAATTTGTGGAATCTTATATGACTTATCAAAGAATGCCCACCTTTTAACTAATCTAATAAACATACTTTCTGGTAATTTAGTCTTAGTTCTCTTTAAAGCTTTGTTAATATACTCTGTCCAAAAAGCTTGATGATAGTCACCCAACGTGTTATTAGGTTTTAACTTATATTTTTTCTGTAAAGTGTTTAATTTACCAATATAGAATTTTTTACGATTTGAAAAGTCCTTTACTTTTGGTAATTCTACAACTGGTGGATATTCTATTTTATATTGAGTTTGTACATCCTTGTTAACTTGTTTAATCATACCAGTTAACATTCTTGCAAATTGAGAATAGTCACCTATTGCATTTCCTTTATCGTCATATTGAAGTACACCATGAAATATCAATAATGATTTCTCATATGGAATCACATTTGCTGTTTTTGGATAGATAATTTCCAAAGACATAAATTGTTCACCCTCTTTAAAAATTTTATCTCTTTGTTTATCACTAATAGCACCTATAGCATCTTCTAAATCTCTCATAGCTCCTGCAAAAGCTTTGTGTAAATCACCTCTACCTGCAAACATCTTACTAATACCATTCGTAGTTAACGCACTAGCACCCTTATTCATCAAATGACCTTTGTTTCTAGCCGCTATAAGTTTACCATTTCTCCAACTTATCATTATATTCTGACCATCTGTCTTTTCTGTAGCTGGTTTTTCTTTACTAAGATTACCTTGTAGTGTATTAGTAATCATTGTTCTGAAATCTCTGAATGTTAAATTATTATCATCAAATGGATGTGCTAAATGTCCATATGCTCCACCTTCTGTCATTAACCTTTTTACATCATCTACAATATCAATTCTTTCTTTTAATGGTTTTTCTTTTGGAAACTTTCTTTTCAACAATACGTTTAATGATTTTATAGCACTTTTATCATCCGAATGTAATCCTACATCAACATTATTTATAGAAACTGGTGTATCAATTATAGCAGTATATCTATATTTACTACCACCCGCTTTTTTCTTTTTAAGTTTTACAGATTCTTTTAATTTAGCTTTCTTACCTTTAGTTCCTTTATAAGACCATGTGGCTTTACCTTTACCATATTCTTCTGTTGGTTTTTGGGATATCTCAAGTCCTTTACCATCTTTATGCATCCATTTAAGTATTTCCCAACCAAGTCTTTCTGATATGCTTGTTAATCTTTCTAAATAATCCTTCGAGGCGTGTTTACTACCTGGTATAGAACCAACTCTTCCAAACGTAACATTAGATATTGGGTCATCAATCATAGTAAAATCCATGTCAGGGTCTAAAACTTCTGGTTCTTTATCTTTTATCATAAATTCAACAACAGACCAACCAGTTTTTTGCATAAACCAAGGTACTGCATCTTTAGCTACTCTATAATAGTCTGAAAAATTTCTATAAAATGTTCCTGGCCCATCATCTGGTGCTCCACCACCTGCATTAGCACCACGTTTGGAATTGGTAGTTAAAGTAGTAGAAGATTCTTGTATCATTTTTGGTACATCATTGTCAACACAAAAATTAGCTACAATTTCCTTAGTCAAAAGTATACCATTTGGTCGCTTATGGTCGAACATCAATCTGTTCGTAATAAATTCATACATTGAGTTATCAAACTTACCGAAAATAACCTTAAATAATTTTTTCTTTTTCTTGTCATCTATATCTGGGGAACTTAAAAGTTTTCTAACTTGTGTTCCACTTATATTAGAACCACCCACCTTTAACTTAAAGGTTGGTACTATATAAATATACCCGTTATCTTCAAAACCCTTCAATTTTGTTACATCGCCAGTATATGGTTTAAAATATTTACCACCAAGTCTTTGACCATCCTTTTCACCCAAACCAACTGCGACGGCCGTGTGTTCTTTATCGTATTTGGACAAGATATTAATTGGTGCATAAACATTTTTTTCTTGTACTATTTGATTTTTTCTGATATTATACATCTTACTAATAATTTTTTGTTTCTCTTTAAAATTAAAAGGATGTCTATCACCACCACTTACATTAGATGTAGCTATAAAAGTATCCTTAGCACCAAACTCTTTTTGCATTTCTTTAAAAGTATTAAAATGTCCTGCGTGAAATGGTTGAAATCTACCAACATAAACACCAACAATTCTGTTTATACCTTTAGGGTCAGCACCATGTACCTTGGATTCTCCAAGAGTATCACTAACAATAGATTCTACGAGTTTTTTCATTCCCTTCATTTTCTATCCCTAAGTTTATCAAGTTTTCTTTTAATAGAATATCGTTTATCTTCTAATTTTTTCCAAACACCCTTAATTGGTGATGTTCCGGCTGGAAACCATTTAAAATACATTAATCTATCAACTAAACCACTATCATTTTTACCTTCTTTAGCATATACTTTATATGCACCACTCATCAATTTAGCATAGTTTTCAATAATCTTAGCACCAACACCTCTACCAACGTTTTTCTCTCTCCACTTATCTCTTGCAACAGCTAATTCTGAATTTATTTCCAAATATACAATAATATTATGATAACCTTCTTCACGAGTTTGTTTCAATCTACGTAAAATCTTTGGTGGTTTAGACGCTACTGTGTCTATTACAAGAAGTTTACCAGCCTTATGTACTTTAGTTTTAAACAAATCCTTTTCATATTCTTTAGCTATATCTCTGATATCAAAGAACGATGCATAAAATGGTTTATACAATAGTTTATAAAAATTATTACTACCTTTATCTTTATTCTGTAACCACCAATTAAAATCAAAAGGAAATGTAACTATTTTACCACGATTTGATGTATATGCCGAATTACCAACAAATTCACCAAATCCCCGTTCACTACTACGTTCTTCATCTGGTGCTACTTTCAACAAGTGTTGGTAGTGTAACATAGCAGTATCATATTGTAAAGCCATAACTTGTGAATCAGAATTAGTTACATTATATCCAGTAAATCCTGGTATGTAACTTGAACCCTCATTATTAATCCAAGTAGACTTACCAGCCGCAGGTAAACCCATCAGAACAACACAAAGTTTTCCTGTATCTTCAAGAAACTCACGAAGTTCTGATTTTATCATTTCCTTTAAGATTTTTTTGTTCATTATACTTCCAATGCTCTTCTAAACCAACCAAAGTAAAATTTTTCTAAATCTGGTTTTCTTGTTACTAAATCCGCATAGTATTTAACACGATACGCTCTAACTCTATCCAACTCAACACCTTTCATAGCCGCTATTGTTTTTGGCCCCATTCCACCATCTACCTTTAAACCAGCACCTTTAGCGTTAGCCGCTCGTTGCATAATCTTTACAGCTCTTCCTCTACCTTGATTTACACACATATCAAAATAAATGTGACGTAAATCTTCTGATAAAGATTCTACTTTATTTCTATCCCAATAGTGTTCCTTGTAGATTTCTATTGCACCTTCTTTTGTAAGGTTCTTTATATCTACATCTGGGTGACTTCTTTTAGCAACACCAAAATTAGTTTCACCACCTGGGTCTTTAGGGTCATTTACATAACCGCCTTCGTGGTGTAAAACCACCTCTATTATTTCTTCGAATTTTATTAACATTTCGTGACTCCTGATGTTATTTTCCTATATATAAATATCATCAACAAAACTTATCGAGTCTTTCTTTAAGGTTCTCGATTTGATTTTGTCGTTCTTTTACAGCTTCAATTAAACAAGGTATTATTTTAGTATAATTTATACCATAAACACCATCCTTTTGGACAACCACTTCTGGTATTATATCCTTTACCTCTTGTGCAATCATACCTACTCTTTTTCCATGTCCTTGTTCATCTTTAAACTCTTCTCTCCACTCAAAATTTACACCTCTTAATTTATTAATTTTATCAAGTGATTTTGTAAGTGGTTCTATATTTTCTTTTAGCCTAAAATCGGAAACCGCGTTTATTAGTTTACCATTTGCATCAGCATTTAAATCCAAACTACTACCAGCAAGTCCACTAACAATAAAACCAAGTGCATTACTACAACTAATTTGTTGGTTATTATCATTTATTTCCATATGAGTTTGTGTTCCAAATCCGACCCAATCATCATCACCAATAAACGTAGTACCTTCTTGTTGAACTCTTATTACCTCATTTACATCATCACAAGTAACATAAGTACCATTGGAGTTGCCAACATTATCTCCCAATGATACAAATCCAATTGAATTTAAAGCAACTTGACCACCTGTATCAGACATACTAATAAAAGTATTATTACCATTTCCACCCGTATCACCTACTCCAAAATCTTTTCTTGCCGTATTAAAGAAAAACTCATCATCTGCTCCAAATGAACCACCATCATTCCATATAACAGCATATTGACTACCACTTACACTTTGTACAGCAGCTAAAAATTGTTCCCACGAACCATCTTTATTCTTCATTTGCATAGTACCACTATTATTTCTAATACCATATCCATCGCTACCAGTTACACCACCACCATTAAGATATGAATATTTGGATACTGATATATTATCATACGCCGTTGTACCAGTTAAACAATCATATAAATCAGACAACATTGTATTAGTAAATGTTGCTCCAGAAGTTATTCCAGTTTTACTTAAATCAGCCATTATTTTCCAACTTATCTAATCTTTTCATTAATTCATCTATTTGTGGTTGTTGTTCTTTTATAGCTTCAACCAATACGGCTACTAATGGGCTATAATTCATACCATACACACCTTCTTTATCTTGAAACACAACTTCTGGTACATATTTTTCAACTTCTTGTGCAATAAAACCTATACTTTTTCCAGCACCTCGTGTTTCTTTATCTTTCCATTCAAACTTTACACCATCTAAATTTAAAACTTTATTAAGTGGATTTTCAATTGGTTCTATATTTTCTTTTAATCTAAAATCAGATACGTGTAGTTGTAATTTACCAGTAGCATCAGTTCCCACGTCAATAGCAGTACCAGTTGATAGATTACTAATAATAGTACCATTACTAGCACTCATACTAATTTGTTGATTAGTATCATTTACTTCTATATGTGTACCATTACCATATCCTACCCAGTCATCATCACCAATGAATGTAGAACCCTCGCATTGTATACGTATAATTTCATTTACATCATCAACGGATATATAAGTACCAAGAGAAAAACCAGGATAATCTCCACCCCAGAATAGACCTGTAGATTGACATGCTATATTACCTTGTGAATCCGACATACTAATATATGTATTATTTCCACTTCCTGCTAAATCCCCACATCTGAATACTTTACCACTATCGTCATATGTAAAACTTGTTGATGAATCAAGACCACTCGAACCATCATTAATTTGTATATGATTGTTACTACCTGCTACAGTTAATGTTGAACCACCACCACCTGTTGCTATACCTGCCCAACCTCCACCATTATTTTTAAATTCTATAGTACCACTATTATTTCTAAGACCATATCCACCAGACCCAGCAGTACCACCTGCGTTCAAATATTCAAATTTAGCTATTTGAATATTATCAAACGCTGTTGTACCAGTTAGACAATCATATAAATTAGTTATATGTGTTGGTGTTATTGAATAACCACTCGTTATTCCAGTTTTACTTAAATTGGCCATTAATTATTCTCTCTATCTATTATAACACCTTTAAAATTATCTACAGCTACTTTATCTTTTCTTGTACCAATACAAAGTATATTATACTCACCATCATTTTCAACTTCTATATCAATTTGTGTTTGATTTTCATTAACTTTACCATATCCTCTACCAAAATGTTTTATCGGATTAACCCATACCATACTATTTTCATTTAAAAATCTATAATAATCTGGTAAATCTAAACTATTAGAACCACTAAATAAATTTTCCGACCAGCGATATAAATTATCACCACAAGTAGGCGATTCAACAAACGAATGTTGTAAATAATATTCAGATGCACTTACTGGATTTGGATGTTTAATTTTAAATGTACCAGAACCTTTACTAAGTGCAGTACTAATATTTAATGACCCAGAAACAGAAACAACACCATATGTGATACCTTGAGTACCACCTTCTGAACCAGACGCTGGTATTAATAAAATAGAACCCCCTTGTTCGCCTCCCCCCTCGGTTACGGTTGGTGCCGCTTGGATAATAACATTTCCTGGGTCATCTATTGCAGATTCTCTACCAATTACCAAATCTTGAGTTTCATCTATTGTTACTAAATCGTTAGTCGAAATAACATTTGATTCAACTGAATTTGCAACAATATCATTTGTATTTATGTTACCACCTCGTACTTCTAACCCACTCGCGTCCATATTAATATAGTTATCACCAGTATTATATATTAAAATACCATCTTGTGACGCATGTACTTGTGGTTTATTTGCTGTTAATTTAAAATTATCAAGATACATACGCTTATGAATG